GTTAATCGTTACAGAAAAGAATTTATAGAACGTAAAAGAGCATTTGGTGAATTAGGACATCCTGATGGACCAACTGTAAATTTAGAGAGAGTATCACACTTAATCACTAGATTAGAACCTGATAATAAAGGTAACTACATTGGTGAGGCAAAGATTACTGATACACCTTACGGTAAAATCGTCAAATCATTAATAGATGAAGGCGCACAATTAGGAGTTTCTTCTAGAGGCATGGGTACTCTAGAGAATAAAGGTGGCACAAATTATGTAAAATCAGATTTTTACTTAGCAACTGCCGCTGACATTGTTGCAGATCCATCAGCACCTCAAGCATTCGTCAACGGCGTAATGGAAGGTAAAGAGTGGATATGGGACAATGGTTTACTAAAAGAGAAGGAAGTATCTGAAATCCAAGAACAAATTAATCGTGAAACTAGAGAGAGAAATGCTAGAGCAGAAGCGAATGCTTTTGAAAACTTTATGCAAAAACTCACAAAAAGATAAATAGTTTTACGCAAAATTTCTATAGAAATTAGGAGAGATATACAAATGACGGACGAAATCAAAAACGAGAATGATATCGTTGAAACTCCTCAGGGAGTTGAAGAAGTCGCTAACGCACCTACTAAAGGATCTGGTAAAGCAGAACCTATGGTAAAAGCAGATGGCGAAGTACAAGACGGCGGACCAGCAGTAGTTAGTCCAGACGCTAAGTCTTCACCAACTGATCACGCAAAAAAAGCGAAAAAAGATTCTTCAGCGCCTACGAAAGGTGCCGCAAGTCCTGACGCAATGACGAAAGTCAAAGAGGAAGCGGAAGACGATAACGAACAAGATATAGTTAAAGAAGCAGAAATGCCAAAAACTAAATCAGGTATGATCCAAGCAATGTATGACAGCATGAACAAAATGAAGAAAGCGGATATCGCTGCTTCATATGGTAAAGTGATGGCTGCAATGAATGGTGAAACAGATGAAAAAGACGAAGAAGATCCAGCAGAAGAAAAGAAAGTTAACAAAGAAGCAGTAGAAAATAGAGTAAAATCTATTGACGTTTCTGATGATGTTAATGCTCTTGTTTCTGGTGATGATAGTCTATCGGAAGAGTTCAAAACAAAAGCAGCAACAATTTTTGAAGCGGCAGTTAAATCAAAAGTAAAATCTGAAATCGTAAGATTAGAAGGTGAATACGAAAATGAGTTAGCAGAAGCAAAAGAAACTGTTAAAGAAGAATTAACTGTAAAAGTTGATAACTACTTAAACTATGTTGTAGAACAATGGATGACTGATAACGAACTTGCTATCGAAAAAGGTATCAAGGGCGAAATCGCAGAGGATTTCATTGCAGGTCTTAAAACTCTATTCGAAGATCATTACATTGACGTTCCAGATGAAAAGTATGACGTTCTAGAATCGAAAGAAAAAGAACTAGAAGAAATGAAATCTAAAGTTAATGAAATGACTGAGAAGGCAGTTTCTGACAAAAAAACAATCGAAGGTTACACTAAAGACGAAATTTTTGAAAGTGCAGTAGAAGGCATGGCCGATACTGAAAAAGAAAAAATGAAATCTCTAGTAGAAGACGTAGCATTCGAAGGTGCTGACGCATACTCTAAAAAACTTTCTACAATTAAAGAAAGTTACTTTGGAGCAGCAAAAGAAGCACCAGCGTCAACTGAAAACGTTGACACAATACAAGATTCCAATGATGGTAACATAGTAGCGGATATGTCTGACAGCATGTCTCGTTATGCGGCTGCAATCAGTAGGGGAAAAAGTAGAGACATCTACAACAAACAATAGTAAGAAAAAGGAGAGATAAACATAATGTTTAATTCAGAAAACTTACAGGAAAAATGGCAACCCGTACTTGAGCACGGTGATCTACCAAAAATAGATAACCCTTACAAAAGAGCGGTAACTGCTGTTATTCTTGAAAACCAAGAGAAAGCGGCAAGAGAAGACAAAGCATTCTTGGGTGAGATCGCAAACGTTACTGGTTCAGCAGTTGCTAACTGGGACCCGATTTTAATTTCACTTGTAAGAAGAGCAATGCCAAATCTTATTGCTTACGACATCTGTGGTGTACAACCAATGACTGGTCCAACTGGTCTTATCTTCGCAATGAAGAGCAGATTTACTTCAAACTCAGGCACA